CTCATAGTCTAGCCCTTCTCTTTGTTTTTGCAGACGCCCACATATCGTTAAGCGTTGCCGTGTTGGTCCTGCCCACAATCAATGGGCGCTCACTCGCCATGACCTTAGGGGCCACTTCGCCCCGCCATGCAATAGCCAGCATTCTAAACGCATCCGCGGGATGCGAACAGTTATGAACTATTGCACCGTTAGACAGCGAAAATTCCTCTGCGTCCGGTACGGTTAGGCACCAAACATCAGATTTTTTATTTAGATTTTTGACGCTCTCGATAACGAGCAGTTGCCTGTTTGTCAGCGCCTCTGTCACGGTACGCTTTAACTTTGCAAGCTGACGAACAATATTTTTGAGCGTGTCCAGATTTACGAACCAATGCTTCAAATTGGTTTTTGCATTCAAGGCATTCTTTTGGCTCGCGCTTCCACTTTGTCCAACTTTTAGACCGCTCTGCATGGCGCTTATGCCATAATCTTCCGGCGTCTGACTTGTGCCACTCAGCGGCTGAAGTTCTTGCTTCAGCAGTGAATGTTCTTTTCGGCTGTCCAGCAAGAGTTTCGCGAAGATGTATTGCGGCTGGCAAACACTCAAGGTTTCCCAGTCGGTTGTTGTTTTTGTCGCCGTCCCTGTGGTGGATGTGGCAGCCATCTGGAATAATCCCAAATGCTGATTTCCAAACATCCCGGTGCAGGTATTTGCCGCCGCGCTTAAAGTATTTATCGCTTTCCCAAATGCGGTAGAGGCCGCCGTCAAAATATTGCGTGATGGGGTCAAGGAAGACTGGATCACTGTACCCGGCGTCAGGGACGCGGCGGATGTCCACCCTGATTCCGTTTTGAATGTGTGATCCGGCGTACATTTCACCGAAAGACCGTCTTTGAACGCCACTTCCACAAGAAGGGCATTTTTCCGCGTCACACGCGGGTTGATGTATTGCTTCCAGCCACATGATGTCAGAACTTCCCCGCTATAAGGCAGGTCCATTATCCGATGCGTTCCGTAACGTGTCAATACCTTTGTGTCGCCCGTAAAGCACCAGTTGTGCTTCGGTGCCGCCCGGAATGCCTTCTTGTCTTCGTCATATTCGCGCTCATACTGGCGCAATGCCTCAATGCCTTCGCGGCACTTCAGTTCGTCAAACCATACTTTAGGCAGCGTCATACGCACAGCCTGGATGCCATCTTGTACGCCAAGGTCAGGCACAACATTGATGTTGGCTAGACCAAGAAATTCCGCCAACTGTTCAATAACAGACTTACCTTGAGCAGCCAAAGTCTTAGCCCTGGCATCATGCGGCAAATAATGCTTGCCATAATGGTACGGCTTGTTTGTAACAACGTTTGCAATGTCTTCAATACTTGCGCCGGAAACCGCATAATAGTCGATAACGTGTATCTCATTGCGAGCCACCTGATACCACCAAATTGCCGTGTCATCCCTAAAGCCCAAGTCCCATGCCGTGTACGTCGGCAGGGCAGGATCATACGGAACTTCGCTAATGCGTCCTTGGTCCTGCGCCTCGCGCATCTCGACGCCATAGAACGCGCCAAGGATCGCAGCCTCAAAGCTGCATTCGTATTCCTGCATATACTGGTCAGGAGAAACCTGAGCCTTGACAGCCTCAAGCTCCGTAAGGGGCAAAATCCCGCTGTCAGTTGCCGTCAGCCTGAGAAGAAACCAGTCCTTCGGACTTAGCTTGGCAGTCTGGTAAATGTCCCAAAACTGGTTCTTACCCTTCGGAGTGCCGCCAAAAACCGCCCAGCCCTGCTTGTCAGATAACGTAGGGCGAATGACATGACCCCATACAGAAGGTCGAAAATCGCCATACTCATCCATAAAAATGCCGTCGAAACCCAAACCACGCATAGCATCGGCATTATCAGCGCCAAACAGACGAATGCGTGCCCCGGTGAGTAAATCGATCTGCAATTCCGCTTCATTCGCAGCCTTCGTTATCGGTTTGCAAAAACGCTTCAAATAATCCCAGGCCACGCTCTTGGCCTGACTGCGGTACGGAGCAATATACCCAAATAACGGATTGGGCGTCTTACACGTCACTGCCGCCCGGATAATGTCATTAACAGCCGCTACCGTCTTGCCCGCACGGCGATGGGCAACAAGACATGCCCAACGCTGCGTCCGGTTGTGAAACGGCATGAACGCATCACGAGGCAAATATTCAAGTTTTACTTCTTTTCTTGCCACGAAATAACCAGCTCCACAGGGCCTTCATCCGGGCCAGTTACTTCATTACGAGCCAGCTTAGGCACATGGTACTCAATCAAGTCGGAAAAGCAGTTAAACGCCGCCCTGGGGCCGTCCTGGGTGTAAACTTCCTCAAGCCAGTCGTTTAGACGGCTAGCATTGCCATCAATGAAGCTCGCAATCATCTCGCGGGCCTTCATAGTGGACTTGTCCTTCGAGCCCTTAGGGCGACCCTTGCCACGGCTGGCAGTGTTTCCCTTGGCAAATTTGTTACTTGCGGTCATGTATCGTCCCGATTCATGTTTTTCATAGCCTTAGCCAGTTTTGGCCCTTTGTCAGCGCGGTTGTATTCCTTGGCAACCTTCATGGGGACGCCCGCTTTCTTAGCAAATTTGGGGTCATGAGCCGCAGCAGCCATAAAACGACGCTGTTTGTCTGATGTTGAAGGCATATAGCACCAGATTTAGGTGAATCCGAGCAGAATATGGGCGGATTTGGCCGCGCGGTCAATCTATGGCCCAGCGCAAGGCTTCGTTTTGGGATTTCCCAAAAAATTCCGTGCGGCAAAGGCAACAAGGGCTAGGGGTGGCCCATTTGTGGGGGGGGCCTATAAATATATCGACCCCACCCCGTCGAAGATGTTTTTGAGAATCAAACTCAAGTTGCCACCGTCGGCATGAGAATGCGAATGAGCCGCACGCGCAGCATGGCCGGGGCTGGGGTGCGACTAAGGCGCGGTCGCATGGGGCGGGGGTGGGATGAACGCGGGCCGTGCGTGGGGGCATAGCGCCCTGCGCCCTGGTGCTAGGCCCTACCCCATGCCATGCCTAACAGCCAGCCAGCCAGCAACCTGGACAGCCAGGGTACTACGTACCCCCTGGCTGGTTTGTCCGGCAGGATTTTGGTGCTGGACAAAGCCGGACAAAGCCGGACAACCATAGCTATTTAAAAGAACATTGCATGAACTCACCTGGACAAATGCCCTGGACATGGCGTGTCCAACGCGGCCAAAACAGCCTTGGGCGGCCCTAGCAATATCAATGGGTTGGCGCGGGTTGACAGAATGACGCATGCAGGCATGTAACATTTCACAGGGCACGGGCCATGCATAGGCGGGCTCTAACATTTCACGATAATCAATTAAGCCCCCCGCTACCGCATGCGACAGCCTGCCGCATGATATTCCGCCATTTCCCGATAGATAGGCATTCAATGGGTATTGCGCCACGCGCAACGATAGGGCATATTCATCTTGTTGAACCGCCAAGCAAGGAACCGCCAAATGATTACAGTGACACAATATGAGAAAGACCAATGGTCCCGTATGGCCCATGCCGCATATGCGGATATGCGTAATGCCATCGGCACGAAATACAGTGTCGCCGCTTCCATCCCTAACGGCGCGCAAATCCCCGTTGCCAAGTATGACGCGCTGCAAAATGGTTGGCGCGCTTGGTTCGTGTTTAGCGACTGGAGCAAAGCATAATGCTAAACCGCGAAGAATGGCTCTATAACGCCACTCAGGCCTTGCGCGCCCATTTCACGGCGCAGGGCTACACAATCCCCGCCAATGTACGGTCAACATGCGGCTGGCCTAGCAAAAGCGCTACCGCCCGCAAGAAGCGCCGCATTGGCGAGTGCTGGTCCGATGACGCCAGCGATGGCAAACAGTTTGAAATCTTTATATCCCCCGCTTTGGCGGACCCGCTTTCCGTCACCGAAACGCTGGCCCATGAACTTTGCCATGCCACCGTGGGGCTCAAGGCGGGGCATGGGGCGGCATTTAAACGCTGCGCCACCGCCATAGGCTTAACCGGCAAGATGACTAGCACCGAGCCCGGCCCGGCCTTCCGGGCATGGTTTGAGGCTCAGTCTTTCGCCCCCTATCCGCACGAAACCCTAAACGCCAGCAACGCCGCCAAGAAGCAGGCAACCCGCCTTATCAAGTGCGAATGCCCGGAATGTTTGGCCGAAGGTGCGCCCTACATCGTGCGGGCAAGCCAATCCACCTTGGACCGGGGCGCACCCTATTGCCCGATCCATAACGTCCCCATGATGCAAGCCTAAGCCCTAGGGGCGGCCTAACCCGCCGCCCCGCCCTAACCCAAAGGAGAATTATCATGCGTTACAATGCACAACAGCGCCGCGCTTATGGTGAAGGCCTTCGCGCCGGTAAAGCCCGCCTGGACACTATCGCTTGCCCGTACAAGGCGAATAGCGATAGCGGAATATCTTGGTTCAGCGGTTATTCGGCTGGCAAAGGTAGCAAGCCAGCCTATATGCCGGATTATTCCGACATGGCGTATGAAAACCAATGCGCCGCCGCTTGCGGGCCGGGCCTATAGCCCGCGCCCTATTGACCCCGCCCTAAACCTTGCGCTACAAACAACCCGCCAAGCCACAACAAAGGAAGCCAAGCCATGATTTACAAGCAACACGAAGCCGCCTTTAAAAACGTATCCGCTTACGTCATTGCAGACGCAACCGGCAAACGCGTCGCCACCATCGCATTTAAGTTCGCAGCCTCCGGCCTTCGCACCACCTGTTACATGCACTGGTTAGGCTCTCCCATGGTTAAGGGCGTTGCTAACGGGGGCGGCTATGACAAAGCCAGCGCAGCCGCATGGGCAGCTTCGCAGACGATCAAGACCGGCGACGCGGCCAATGCGCCACCGGACGGCGAAAAAATGAACGCCTTTATCGCGTTTGTTTCCGCCATAAAAGACGAAGGACGCCACTGGGATCAAGATTTGAAGGCCGCCGGGTTTAACGTGCTGCAGGCGGTATGATTATGACCACGCAACACACCCCCGGCTTTGTAAGCCCCCATGACAGTGACCGCCTTATCGCCGCCGCGCCGTATTTGCTAACTGCCGGGCAGCATGTTCTTCGGGTAGGCTGGAACGGCACCTATGCCGAACAGGAAGCTGCGCTGCAATCACTGCGCGCCGCAATCGCCAAAGCAACAGGTGCAGCATAATGAGAACGCATTTCCTCAGATGGGAAGGCGGCCAAGGAATCGCGGGCACATATTGCAACCGGAGAGGAAGAAAAATAGAGGACCGGCCCGATACTTACAAAGCAATTGTAGATAACCCCGACACGTTAATTGTCATAACTGACAAGATTGAGGAAGTGGACTGCCTAACCTGTGTAAAACGTGCCTAGCCTAGCTTGAAACCGCACCGCACCAAGCCATCCCGGCAAGGGCGGACCATAAAGGAAAACACAATGCAAAATCAGATGATCGACGGCTTCCCGGTTGTTGACGCCAAGGCGTCGCTCAAGCTGGAAGTTACGCGCGCCGATTGTAACGCGGCCACTCGCAAAAACCCCGGCTGTTGTGCAGTCGCGAAGGCGTGTGGGCGTGAGCTGAAGATCCGGGGCGTGCGCGTCCACCTCTCTCGCCTTTACTTGCTTGCTGGTAAGGCTTGGACGCGCTACATCGTTCATAGTTCGCTGCGCCAAGAAATAATCGCCTTTGACCGTGGCGGCAAGTTCCAGCCGGGCGTTTACACATTCCAAGCGCCAAACCCTAGCAAGCGGTTGGGCGGCCCCGGCGGCGGCAAGCGCAAAAACCGTGGAACAGGCAAGCCGAAAACCGTTCGCTCTTATACCTCTGTCAAAGGCGTTCGCGCTTCTGCATACTAACCGCGCCGGGGGGCGTTTAACCGCGCTCCCCATACTGCCACCAGAAAGGAACCCGCCATGACCGTATACATTCCACCGCCGCTCGTCCCGCATTGGCTCATACGCTTGGCCCAAGCCACGCTAGGGGCCGCTTGCCTCTTGGGCTTGCTCGCGTCTATCTGGATCGCGCTCTACATATGCAGCGCCATTGCGGGGTCGCTGTGATGTTTATTCTCACATACCCCGGCGGTAACGCTGCATGGTTCGCGGACCTTGCCACCGTGCTGGAACACCTAGAATATGACGCATACAGCCTCAAGGATTGCGGGGCGTACAGGCTCAACCCCGACAAGACCTGGAGCGACGCCACCAAGCGTATCGAGGCCGCCTTGGCCGAGCATGAAGAAGAAATGGCTTGGGACCGCGACCATGAGGCGTTCATTTCCAGCCCTGAACGAACCGGGCGGCTGTGATGGACAAGCTCAAGCCAATACCCCACGCCACCCGCTGCCGATGCGGTACTATGTTACCGCAAGGATCAACTGCCCGCTGGGACAGGGCAAATCGCCTGTATTACGATTGCCACCTTTGCCGTCCCCGCCCGCAACCCAAGCCCGAAAGGCTCGACCATGAATCGTGAAGGATGTTTAATTGTCATTGTCTCTGCCGTTTCGTTTTGGGCGGCTGTTGTCGGTCTAATCTTGCTGTTCACATAGGAAGAAACCATGCCACACCACGACAAAGAGGCCCGCGCCGTGCTGGCTGACATTTTAGATAGCTGCGAAACTGTCGAGCATTATCTTGATGTCATTTGGCGGCAACGTGCGCGCGAAGAGCGCGTCTCGTCTAACGGCTGGCCGTATAAACCAAGCAGCGGAATTGAGCAGTCAAGCAAGCTGCGGAAGGTCAAATGAAAGCCGCCGACTTCCTAGCCCAAACCCAAGCTATAATCCGCGAACGCGGCGAGCAATATGGCGACGCACGAACGAACATGGCTGACACAGCGCGCCGCTGGTCCGGCGTCCTGGGCGTACCAGTGACGCCCGCTCAGGTGGCCGTGATGATGATTGAGCTGAAATTGAGCCGGATGAAAGCTGGCATAAAGCTGGACAGTGTGACAGACATTGCCGGGTATGCCGCCATACTCGCAGAACTAATAACAGACTAAACGCACCCGCCTTGCTCCCTTGGGGGCGGTGTGCGGCTCCCCCGGTGTGTGGCTTGGCGGTTTCCGCCGGGGGGGCACTAATCGGCCAGCATCCATGTGCCTGGGATGCCTTCGCGGATCCGCAGGGCGGCTTTTAATTCCTTCAGCGAACGCCGGATGCCGCGCGAGGCGTTATCGCGGCTCCCGCCGCTAATCCCAACAGCAGCCTGGCGCAGCTTTTCTTCCAGTACCTGCCCGCCATTAGCTTCCTTGAGCATTTGCAAAATCAAGACATCGTACTTACTGCCCATAGCGTTTGATCGAACCGAGGCCACGGCGTCGTGATACACGGCCACAAGGCTGGAAATCTCCTCGTTCTCCTCGTCCTTGCCAATGACCCGGCGCTCAAGATCAAAATACAGGCCCTTAACCTTGTCGCCGTCCTTCTGCTTGGTGACTTCCAAGCGGGCGTTCAGGGCCTCAGGGTCAGACCTGAAGCAGCCCAGCAGGAAGTCCACGTTGGCCGTGATGGCGCTCGACCCACGGGGCCGCTCGCTGGCGCTATGGCCGCTGTGGTGGATGACCAGGACGGTGGCCCCGAAAGGCTCGCGGATCTCGCTGTTTATCATGCGGAGATAGCTGGCGATGTCGCTAGAACTGTTCTCATCCCCGGCGAACGTCTGGGACAGGGTATCGATAACGATCAGCTTGGGGATTTCCGGCAGGGCAATGATAGAGGCGCGCAGCGCGGCCACTTCGTCTTTGGCTGACAGCAGGATCGGGATGGTGCAGACGCGGAAATTGCTAGGCGGCTCAACGCCCCCCTGCCAAGCCATGATGCGCTTGTATATGCCCGCCCCGCCTTCGGCGGCCATATATCCCACCGGCCCCGTTTCGGTCTTACGGCCCGTCCAGGGCAGCCCATTGGCGACTGACAGGCACAGGTCTAGGGCAAGGAACGATTTAAACGTGCCAGACGCGCCAAACAGCATCCCCATGCTATCGGCAGGGATCAGGTTTTTGACTAACCATTTGATATTCTTAGTGCTTTCGCCAAGCTCTGGGATGGTCTTCCAGTATGCGGCGACGTTAAGCGGCTCCTCTGGCTTTGGCGTGTACTTTTCCGCCCCTTGAACCATGCGAACAAGCTCATCGCCAAACCTATCGCGCCAACGGTCAAGGTCTGGGCCTTCTTGCTCTGGCTTAGACGCCAACATGATGGAGCGCAGGACATTGACGGTAGCGCCTACCTTCAGGCCGCTGGCGACCAAGCTGGCCGATAGCTTCATGAGCGGGTCGTGATATGATCGCTCGTCAAGGTTGGGGTTGATGATCGCCTTGAACAGATCAACGGCGTCGCCTGTGCCTTCTGGCTTGGGCTTCGGGGCAGACAGGCCGCGTTTAATCGCGTCAAGGTCTAGGCCGAATGTGGCGACGGCATCGGCTAGGCTGTAAACTTCGTCCAGGTTGCAGAACAGCAGCCGGGTTGACCACAGGCCGGTTTCCCGCTTTTTGGTATTGGTGCCTACCGGCAGACGGGCATACCGCACGGGGTTGTTGCCAGACGGATCGGCGGCAATCAGACCATCTGCCGCCATAGCGTGCAGCACGGCGTCAATGAGGGGCTGGTTCTTGGTATCTTCGTCCTCTGCGTCGAGCAGGATACCGATCTGGAACTTGCCGGGGCTAGTCTCCAAGGCGTAGCTAGAGGCCCCGTTTAAAGCCTTCAGGTCCGCATCGTCGGCCAGCAGGACGGCTAGGCGGCCAAAGTTATCCTTTGACCGGCGCTTCTGCCCGCCCTTTGGCAGCATAACGGAGACACAGAAATAGTTATTATCTTCACCACGCTTATTGATGACGACCTTTTGTGATTCCGTCCCTGCCCAGGAAGTGCCCGCCCATACACTAGGGGGCGCGTTACTGGGGTCGCTGGCAAAGGAAGTCGTCCAACCATAGTCGTCCCGCAATCTGCCATAGATGGCAGACAGGAACTCTGAATTGCGCATGGTAGCCTCTGTTTAAACGCCGAAAAGGTCTTTAAGGCTGAGCTTGATCTTGCGCTTCTTGGCGTTGGCTATCAGGGCTTTCCAATGGGTCTGGGGGATTTTACCGGCTGTGCCTTCTGGGATTAACCAACGGCTGACTGAGCTTGGGGCGACGCTGAGGATTTTTGCTGTGGCTGTAACGCCGCCGAGGCGGCGAACGATAGAGTAGGCTGGTTCGCACCGACCTTTAATGTGTGACATAAAAAATCCCTTTAGGTAGTGATTCGCTTAATATGCACGGCTGTGAATCGTGCGCAATAGACATTTTGTAAAATAAACATATTGTAGTTTCCGCAAAAGGGGTGCTACGCATAGCGCGACTGATTTGGAGACCGCCATGACATCAAACACAGAAGCAGAACTGCAGCATCTGGCCGAGCGTTGGCTTGTCGCCAAGGACGCGGAGCGGGAAGCTAATGCAGAACGCTTGCGAATAGAAGACAAGATTTTGGCCCTGTTCCCCGCCAAGGAGGAAGGCTCGTCTAGCCGGACGCTGGCGAACGGCTATAAGCTCAAAACTATAGGCAAGCTGTCATATAAGGCTGACCTGGAGAAGCTGGCAAAGCTGACCGCAGACTGGGAAATCAAGCCTATCAAGCTGGAACCCAAGCTAGATGAGGCAATCCTGAAGCTGCTCAAGGCCAACCAGCCCGCTCTATGGAAGTACATAGCCGAAGCCGTCACAACCAAGCCCCTGAAAACCAGCGTAACCATTGAGGAAACAGAATAATGGCATTTGACCTGAAGAGTATCCGTAAAAACGACGCAATGGCCGCGCCGCGCATCATGGTGTACGGCGTGGAAGGTATCGGCAAGTCAACATTTGGTGCCGGTGCGCCTAACCCGATCTATATCTTGACTGAGGACGGCCTAGGCTCGCTCAAGGTCGATCACTTCCCGCTGGCAACATCGTTCCAAGATGTGATGGACGCCATCTCCACGCTGTACAAAGAAAACAACGCCTTCGAGACTGTTATCATTGACAGCTTGGACTGGCTTGAAGCTATCATCCAGCGCGAGATCGAGCAGAAGTACGACGCCAAGGACTTGGCCTACGGTAAGGGAAGCCTTATCGCTGCCGAGAAGTGGCGTGAAATCCTCGACGGCCTCAATGCCCTGCGTAATGACAAAGGCATGGCGGTCATCTTGATCGCGCACACAACGATTAAACGCTTTGACAGCCCTGAAGTCGAACCTTATGACCGCTACCAGCCCAAGTTACAGGAACGCAGCAACGCTGTGGTTCGTGAGTGGGCTGATGCTGTCCTGTTCGCCAACTATAAGACCATCGTGAAGAAGGACGATGTGGGCTTTAACCAGACCAACAATCGCGGCATCTCGACGGGCGAGCGGTTGTTATTTACGAGCGAGCGCCCCGCTTACATGGCGAAAAATCGCTACAACATGCCTGAAAGCATCCCGTTGTCGTGGGACGCATTTGCCGAAGCCATCAGCTAACCCAAAGGAACAAACCCATGCCTGTATTTGACTTTGACGTTTCTACCTACGAAGCCCCCAAGCGCACCAGCTTTGAACCGCTGCCGCCCGGTGACTACAATGCCATGATTACTGACAGCCAGATGAAGGCCACCAAGGCCGGAACCGGCGAGTACCTGGAACTTACCATGCAGATCATCGACGGCGCTCACTCTGGTCGCCGCATCTGGGAACGCCTGAATGTGGTGAACGCCAGCAAGGTGGCCGAGGAGATTGCCCGTTCGCAGTTGAACGGCATCAAGGCGGCTTGCAATATTGAGAAGCTGGAAAGCAGCGAGCAGTTGCATGACATCCCGTTCGTGATCTCGCTGGACATTGACCGCCGTGAGCCGACCCGTAACAAGGTCATGGGCTATACGTCAGTCGCCAAGGCCCCCCGCCAGACCGTTGCCGTGACTTCCGGAAAGAAGCCCTGGGAGCGTAAGTGATGCCCCCCTTGCCCGAATCCATGCACACCACGGCTCGCAAGATTTACGAGTGGTACGAGAGTAAAAAAGAAGACCACCGCGAGCATCTTGGCGCGTCATTGATCGGGCATCACTGTGACCGTTATCTCTGGCTTACATTCCGTTGGGCTGCGTCCCCCCAGTTTGGGGGGCGCGTCCTTCGGTTGTTCAATACCGGCAAGCGCGAGGAGGCGCGTGTCTATGAAGAACTACGATCCATCGGCGTGGAACTACACACCGACGAAGACGGCAAGCAAATTAGCTGCCGCGATGATACCGGCCACTTTGGCGGTAGCCTTGACGGTGTTGGCCTTGGCTTTCCTGAAGGGCCGAAGACTTGGGCTGTACTAGAGATCAAGACCGCCAACGATAAGGCATTCACCGCCCTGAAGGCCAAGGGCGTCCAAGCCGAGAAGCCACAGCACTACGCCCAGATGCAGACCTACATGGGCATGATGAAGCTGGACCGCGCCATGTATATCTGCGTGAACAAGAACACGGATGACATGCATACCGAATGGGTGCATTTCAACAAAGAGACATACAGGGATTTGCTGGCACGGGCAGAGCGTACAATCAGTCGTACCACGCCCGCCGACAAGATCAGCCAGGACCCGACGCACTGGCTGTGCAAGATGTGCGATATGTACAAGCTGTGCCACCAGCAGGAGCCAGCCGAGGCCAACTGTCGGACCTGCTGCCATTCCACGCCCAAGGAAGACGGCAAGTGGCATTGCCATGAGTATGACAAGGAACTGTCAGCCGATGCCCAGCGCAAGGGCTGTGATAGCCACCTATTCATCCCGGCCCTGGTGCATGGGACGCCTGTCGATGGCGGCGTGAACTTTGTCGAGTACTTGCTGGAAGGCGAGACATTCAAGAACGGCCCCGCCCATGTGAGCAGCCGTGAAGTGGTTAAACGCGGGCGCAAGAAATCAGAGACCAAGCAAGATGTGACAGGGCTTGACGGCTTTAACGACGACATTCCGTTTTGAGGAATTAACCATGTTTGACAGACGTTTAGACCCGAAAAAAGATACAAAACTTCAGAATATCATTCTGGAAATTCAGCATCGTGATGATGACCGGGTATATATCCGACACAATGCCAAGTCTGTTGAGTTGATACAGTATAGCGCGGAGCGCGGCATGAGCCGCAAGGCTATGGAAAAGATTTGGTCCCTCCGGCTGTTGAACCTGGTGCTGGGACATGAGGAGCCAAAATGACTGAGGACAATGTTGTTTCCATCGGCGGGGCAACCAAGCTGGACTTACCGCCCGACAAGGTTCTTCAAGCCGCGACAGGCATTGGGATGGAGGCAGCAATTGTGGTCGGTATGGATGCAGAGGGAGAGTTCTACTTCGCCAGCTCGTTATCGAATTGCATGGAAGTTTCGTTCCTGCTGGACGCTGGCAGAGACTTTTTGATGAGCGAATGGTGGAAGCGCCAGCGCGGTGAAAGCTGAAACGGAGCCCAAATGACCGACATGATTGAACGCGTGGCGCAGGCCATCCTTGCCAAAGACCCTGAGGGGATGTTCTCGATCCACTACGCGCGGGTTTACGCCAAGGCCGCCATTGCCGCCATGCGGGAGCCTACTGAAAAAATGATTGACGCAGGTTCTAAAGAACAACGAAATATATTGTCAAAGCCAATCGAAGGCATCTGGACATCCATGATCGACGCCGCGCTGGAATGTTCTACGAAACAGACTGAGAAATAAAGGAGCATCGCGGTGCCGTCTCATAAGCGCGTAGCCAAGGCTATGGACCCGACTAAGGCGATGAACAGCGCCATTGCGATGGACTGTGGCAAGGAAATGGTCGCCTATCTTGAGGTGATGTACCCCGATGTTTTCGAGAAGATGAACAGCGGGTGTAAACTCTCGATCCGCAATCACATTCACAATGACATCATCGCGGCGCTGGAAATCCAAGGCACGGCGAACCATCTGGAACGCCTCAAAGAGCGGGCCGACTTCCGGCGCAAATGGGTTGCCGCATACCGCAACATTCGCCGCAATCGTCCGAAGAAACTAGAAGCCAAATAAGGAGCCCAAAGCCATGCCCCGAATTGCCCTTGTCTGGACGGCAGACAGCAGCTTTCCGCAGATCATCGCTGAGGGCGATGTTGAAGTTTTTAGTGTGGACGAACTTTACCCCAATGACCGGGTTTACCGGATGGGGCCCGGCGTCAAGCGCGTCTCCAGCATCGAGTTCGATGTCTTGGTGGCCGGGCCCGTCCATGAGGCTGGCGATAAGCCGATTGTCGAGCAGGCCATCCGCGCCAAGCTGGCTGCTGGCCCCAGTGGCAAGCCAAACCTTTCAATCGTCAACCCGGAATAGTGGATCCATCACCATGCCTAACATTGTTATCTGGCTTTTCGGTTTCATCACAGGCGGCAGCATCGTCGCGCTGCTTTTCGCCATTCGGAAATTGGAGGGTAAATTGACCAAGCATGGGCGTGGTAACTCAGGGGTAGAGAGACATGGAGAGAGCGGGCTTTCGACCGCATTCCATCGGTGTCAGAGGCTTTGAAAGAACAATGATTATCCTAGGCATAGATCCAGGCTTATCCGGAGCAATGGTGTTCTTGAATACGGCAGACAATACCATTGCCGTAGAAGACATGCCGACAGTCGAGGTCAAGCGCAACAACAAGCTAAAGCGCGAAGTCAGCCCTCAGCTGGTCGCGGCCATGATTATCAAACGCCATGTGGACGCTGCCTTTCTGGAAAAGGTCAATGCCATGGCCGGGCAGGGCGTCAGCAGTGTATTCAGCTTTGGCCGCTCTGCTGGGATTATGGAAGGCGTATTGGCGGCGTTTGATATTCCGACCACGCTCGTCACGCCCCAGGCGTGGCAGAAGGCCATGAATGTCAGGGACGGCAAGGATGGCAGCCGGGAGCGGGCTATGCAGCTATTCCCCGCCAGCGCCGAGCTATTTCAGCGCAAGAAGGACGATGGGCGGTCTGATGCGGCCCTTATAGCCAAATACGGGGCGCAAACGACATGAAATCCATCCGGGTGACAATAGATTTTGACGTTGAATACGACGACACTCAGCCTGGTGCGTTTGAGCAGGCTATGAGCATCGTCGATGAATTGCTCAATATTGAGATTGATCTAGACGCGGTAAAGGTTGTCCAAAGCAGGAGTTATTCCTAATGTGGACAAAAGATGTCATTGCCAAGTTGGTAAAGCTGGCCGCGCAAGGGCTTAGTTATACCGAAATCGGCAAGGCCCTGGGGATCACCAAGAACGCGGCCATCGGCAAGGCCCGCCGCTTGCGCATTTCCAAGCGCCCTTCAGAGTCTGTCATTAAGCAGCGCAAGCCCACGCCTAAACCTAAGCAAAAGCCCGCCCCCAAGCCGCCTACGCCGCTAGAAAAGGAAACCATGCTGACGGGCATGAAATTCGTCAGCATGATGGACTTGAAAGACAACCATTGCCGTTATCCCATTGACAAAGATGGCAAAACGGTTTTCTGTGGTTTGCCCAAATTTAAGAAGTCGTTCTGCCAGGAGCATGGCGCTAAGTGCTATATGCCACCTAAGCCATTGCCTCCCCATTCCGGGCGAAGGACTTAGCCTCCATCTCGACTTCAGCCACCCGCTTGCCCCAGCCTTTGCCAAACGTGGCCCAGGTCGGCAAAGATTGTAGGAATTCTAATCTACGCTGACTGTAATCTTCGATAAACTCGACCGGATCGGCCCCGCAGATAGCCGCCAAGGTCTTCGGGCCAAGGCTGCCATCGACCTTCTGATGCAGGACGTACTGGGCCAGCTTGACCGCCCTGCTAGGCCCGGAATTGACCGCGCAATCGAACAGGCAATAGTCCACCCCATGCGGCAGGGTATCGCCGTGGATGGCGTCCCAATAGCGGGCTTTATAGACAGGCTGGACGGCATCCTGCGTCAGGGCGCGCATATCCGCCTCCGACGCTGACTTGCCCGTGTGGGCGTCCCAGACGGCCTTGGTAACGCCCAGATTGGTCATCCCGCCCGGGTCTTTGGGATGGTTCACAAAGCCGCCTTCGTGCCGGAGCAGGAGGCGCATGGCAAATTCAAAGGTCGATTTCATTTACCCTTCTGCTCCAACAGCATAACGCGAACGTGTAAGTCGTTGATTTCGCGCTTTAATTCTTCTTTCAGGTTAGCGCGACGTTCAGCGGAAAGCGGGGAGTCCGTGGGGACGCCTTCCTTGGTGATAAGGGCTGGCATAGCCGCTTCAACCTTAACCAGCCGCTCGTTGGCCGACGACACTTGCCCCAGCAGCCAAGCCAGCGCCGCGACGATGATCGGGATTACCGCTTTGAGAACGTCTGACCAACCCATGCCCCACCTATTTCTTGTTCAGGGCTTCAGCAACGGACGGCACAATCTTCTCGACTGACCGGCCAATAACATACCCACCCAGGCCAAGCTGCACGATATCCCACAATTTGAGATACTCAGCTTCCTGCAAGTTAGGCGCAGCAAAGCCAAACCACCGGGCCGTAATCAGGGCCACAAAGACCAGCATGGTGATCGGACGCCAGCTAGAGGCCAGAAACCCGCCCGCAGCCTCAGTCTTGATGATGTCAGCCGCGCCCTTGGCAAGGTCGGTCTGGGCAGCCATGACCGCAAGATCGCCAGCCTGGTACAGGCGCATCAGTTCCAGCTTGGCCGCGTCCTTCTGGGCAGGATCAGGCCAAACGCGGTCAATAACCTTGCCGCCTATATCAAGGGCAGCCGAGACTGGATCAAAAGCCATGTGTCACCTACTTCAGGTTAACGAGCTTGTAATGGGTGGTCGAATAGGTCTGCATCAGGTCGTCGATCAGGTTCTCGATCATGGTATTCTTCTTGGCAATCTTGTCCCGATTGGTCTGAATCCAGCCCAGTTCCGTACGAACAGTGTTCACAATACGGTCCTTGGGCATCATCATAATCCGCACTTCGCCAATCAGGCCATAATAGCCCTGGTAAGCCTCTACGATGCTGTCAATCTTGTCGATCAGGTCATCGTAGAACTTACCTAAAGCCTTATGCTCGCTATAGGATTTGGTCGAAAAGTGCGCCAGATGGGCCGCGTTCCGCATGGCAAAAACGTGGCTAACGAGTTCCTCAATCATGATTTTGTCACTCCATGCCCGGCGAGCAGCATCATCATGCCGAGAGCCGCCACGCCAATAAACCAGTAAATCTTCTGAGCAACAGATTTTCCGATCTGCTCATAGACCTTCTCAATAGCCCGATCTGCCGCGCGTTCGGCAATGGCGTTCATTTCCGCGTCGCTCAAGGGTTCGCTCATTCGGATGGTGCTTTCTCAGGAGAAAGCTGCGGCTGAACCTGCTTGCGGATTTCGTTGATGATGCCTTCAACCTGCACAAACGGGGCGTTGCCTAGCGCGGACATGATGACGTTGATCTGTTCAAGAGTAAGGTCGAGAGTCATTATTTGCTCCAAGGAAGGGGAAGTGTAACGGCGTCGATCTGGCTGTCCAGATAAGCCTCAACGCCAGCCTGCGGCGTCACGGCCCAAACCCAACCAAGCACCTGATCCTGTGTAAGATCGGCATAGGGGGTGTATGGCCCGCCCGCCGTGTAGGCCACAGACGTAGTGCCCGGCAGGCCAGCCGTGTTGCCCTGATCGTCCGCAGCCGTGCAGAGCCAGTTGACCTGAAACACAACGTCCGTCTGGCCTTCTGCCTTCGGGTAGGCGGGCATACTGGCGATAGTCCATGTGTATGTGTTGGTCATTAGTTGAGCCTTTCTTCGAGAGCGGCCACGCGGGCCTTGAGGGCTTCGTTTTCGGCGTAAATGGCTTGCTGCCCTGCGACCAGAAGCGGAACTATGTCCGTGTAAGACATGCCCTCATCGTTGCTTGCTACAGCCCACGGAAAAACGGCCCTCGCGTCCTCAACAAAGAGGAACGGCCTCAAGGGCGCGTCTGGGGCGTCCTCTTTGTACCGGCCCAACTCTGCCCGCAGTCCATTGATGCGGGAAATGGGGTCTGTGATTGGTTCAAAGTCGCATTTCAGGCTGCGCAAAGAGTTTGCTATCCAAGACGTTCCATTAGCCGCGATGTAAACGCCAGCGGTGCCCGGAATGACGTAGAAGAAAGCCGCCGCAGTCGAGATTTGATTGCCATTATAATTTGTCGTGCCGTTTGTTGTCGCAGCGAAGCCGGTAGTGGTCGTTAGTGTCCCCGTGAACGTCGGGCTAGCACTCAGCACCATGCTGCCCGTGCCGGTCACGCTGTTGGAGAGCGTCACGCCGCCGTAGGTGAGAGCCTTACCAACAGTGACGCTTGCAGTTCCAACAACCAGAGTGCTAGACGACGCGCCTTGCGCGACTGTAAATGGATACAGCGTTCCGTCATTGACGCCAAACATATCGCCGCTGTTGGCGTAGATGCGCCCAGTGCCCGAAGAGGAGCCGGTGCGCGAAAGGATGATGCAATTATTCGCGCTTGGCGATGTTGCGGTTTGCTCTTGAATTGTCGGGCTAGTCGACAGCACCATATTGCCGGTGCCGGTGACTGCGTTGCTGAGAGTGACGCCGCCGTAGGTAATAGCCGCGTCAAACGTAGCCGCCCCAACGTGCCTGCTCGTCGTGCCCACCCACAGGGCCTTCTGCATCGAAATGCCGCCCGCCGTGATGATCGAGCCCGTCGTGGCCGACGTGGCGTCCGTGGTCAGCGTGGATGACACGCCCTGCGCGAACAGGATGCGCGCCGTGGTCGTGGTCTGCCCGTCCTTCGTGATCGCCGTGGACAGGCCCGTCGCCAGGTCCGCCGTGAGCGCGTTAAACGCCGTGGATGAGATGACCGTGCCAGTGACCACTGGTTGCCCAGCCGAATTTATGGAAAAAGTTCCACTGCCGTTGTAGCTCACTTGACTTTCCTTTTCCGTTGTAGTATGGACGGGGCTTCAATCAAGGAGCCCCAAATATGTGGTTTAAACACGGTGAATCTTATACCCCTGTTTATCGCGTATGGCTTCAGATGCGAGCCAGATGTAACAACCCCAATGCCGAACATTATGACAGATATGGCGGGCGCGGCATCAAGGTTTGTACGCGCTGGGATGATTTTATGGCGTTCAAAGAGGACATGGGCAAGCGACCAAAGGGCTTTACCATTGAGCGCATCGACAATTCTAAGGGCTACGGACCTGATAACTGCAAATGGGCTTCTCGAAAGGAGCAGTCCAATAACAGAGACTGCAATGTTCGCATAACCTACAAAGGTATCACCAAGACCGTCATGCAATGGGCCGAAGAAACCGGGCTTCATCGCAATACTATTAACGGACGCCTTGCCTTGGGCTGGAAGCCCCGCAAAATCTTCTCCGAGTACAAACAGACCAACCTTACCGGCCTTGCCATTGGCGGCCTTGCAAACGCCATTAGGCAGCAAGCTAGGACGCACTGCAAACACGGGCATGAATTTACGCCCGACAATACCGGCAGCCAGACTTCCGCCAAGGGTACGCCGTCCCGCTATTGCAAGGCTTGTAGGCGCAAACGGTGATGCGGGGCGGGTCATGGGATGTCTTCGTAGTTGGGGCGCGCAGCCAATGCCGCCGCAAGGGCTCTAGCAATGTCTTCCTTAGACCTTGGTGTGGCTGCGCCCAAGGCCCGCTGGTATGGCTTAGACAAAGAAAAGCTACGCGCTAATGGCGCTCCCGCAGTCTGTGCCGCTGTGAGAGCTAGGCCAAATTCAGGACTGCCGGTTCCGAAACCTACAGCCGCACCAGGGAGCGAGCGAGCAGCAAGGGATGTTAAATCACCAAGCCTGTATGCTGGCATTTTTTCAGGAGCGCCTGTAACTCTTGGAAATGCCAGTCCAGCTTCTCCGGCAGTTTGAAGACCGCCAGTTAATTTAGCGTCTCCTTTGTCAATGACACGACCTAGCCTTCTGGCGTCAACATTGCCAGTTGCCGGGTTGAGCGCCTCTTCGACAAAGTAAGACTGGGCAATCTTTGTTCTTGCTTCAGGCCAGAGAATAGCCAAGTCTTTCGGTATATTGGCTGTTGCTGGCGCGTTCTTAATGCGCCTAGAAAGCATGTTTTCAATAGCCTCTGACGCGGCTCTCTGTGCCTTACCTAGATCGTTCAATTCAGGCTTGTCAGACATAATGTTTTTGGCTGATTTCTGCCTAAGGACTTTGGTTAATTCTACTGCAGACGTAGAATCGTAAGCGTTGGAAAAAGGTTTAAACGTCAATGATTTTACAAGATTGCTTACTTCATCATTTTTAACGATATTTTTAAAGTTTTTAGAAAGAGCATTTATAGTTGTTTTTATAGCCGCAATATCTGAGTTGAATATATCGTCAACCGCAGTCCCTGGAACATTTTTTACGGCTTGATAAATAGAGCCTGCTTTTGCCCGAACATCATTAAGAGATTGCCTAGTAACAATTTCGTCGCTAATTCCTAATTCTTTTTTGATTAAGTTATTGGTTGCGGATTGGTTTCTAATGTTTGCCGATCGTTCAATTTGCTCCTCGCCGCCAACTTTTGACAGAACATTTGCCATCATGGACGGCTTATTTGACGCCATACTAGGCGGGATAGTATAGCCGCCTTCCATTGCCCGCTGCGTTTGCGGCAGTGCCGCGCCGCCGCGAACCATAAATGGAACGCCACCAACGGCCATGCCGGTAAGATTAGCCGCCAATGGCGGCATACCGGCTTCAGTGCCTGTCTGGGTTGCAGCACCGGCCATGCCACCAGCAAAAGCTTGCCTTGTTGGCTGCTTTGCCATGACATCAGCAACGTTGCGAGAAACTGGGTTTGCCATCCTAGGGCCAAGTGTCCCTAAAGCCCGTGGCAGAGAACCGCCGCCCGTAGCTCCGGCAGCGCCCATTTCGACAATACGCTCAATTTGCGTATCTGGCCGTTCTACGCCTGCTACATCAAGACCGCGATTAACAACGTCTCCAAAAGTTGTGTATCGCGGCGCTCCGAACCGTGGGCCAATAGCGTTATAAGCGGCTCCGCCAAGTTCCTCTATCGTAGTTGCCAAAGCGCCAGCGGCGGCCCCAGGAATCGCGCCGACACCAGCAAAGGGCGCGCCCGCAGCAGCGCCTAAAGCCGTTCCAGCCGCAATAGGGGCCATGCCGCGTGTAATTGCTCCGACAAGACCACCGCCTGTTACTTTTGGTGGTCTGCTCTCCTTAGCCATGACCTTTTCGATCACTGCGTCTGGCGTTCCGTCTGGAAATTCTATTTCCCCGCCATCTGGTGCTTTAATTATAATTGCCATGCTAATACACCACTTTCCCGGTTGCCGGGTCGTACCTTCCACGCCTAGTTGTTCCAGATGATGTACTGGGGGCGGCACCGGGCTTTCCAACGGGTTTGCCGTTGTTATCTACAATTTTGTAAATTTCTTCGTCTAATCTTTTTAGATTTCGGTCAAGCTGATCGTCAGTGGTGCTTTGTTCTAAGTCACCGACAACCGCTTGAAGTAATTTGTTCTCAAAGTCGGATACCGGGCCAAGCGCCGCCCCAGTTGGAGAAGCTGCCCGCATTTTCTGCAATTTATCAAAGCCAACATTAGCTTTAATTGTTGTCAACAATCCTGACAAAACTCTACTTTGCGTTCCCGGTATGCCCTTAGTGGCGGAGCCAATAATTCCAGTAACAGGCATTTCAGATTTTTTCATAATAGAACGAGCGTTAGCTATATCGCTTCTAACTATAGATGAAGCGGTGCTTGCGTTAGAGGCTGCCTCGCGAGATGAAGCTTCTGTAGTTTCTTTTTCCACATACGCCTTGCCGCCCTGAAACGGGATGGCAATGGGCGCGCCGCGCGCGTCAAGTACGATACTATTATTTGGGCCGCGCTGCCAAACAAGTCCTTCTCCTGGTTCTCCGTAATTAACGCCAGTTGGGCCGACGTTTACATTGGTTGTTGGCCGCTTACCTTCTGACTGCGCCGCCAGCCATACTGGGAAGGGCCTTTTTTCCCCGCCCAATACAGCAAACTTATAATTTGTTATATCCGTAGTTTCATCCGCGTCCGCCGCAGGCACAGCAAACCTTTGCCCGTAAGTCGGAGAATTGGGATTACTGTCAATCATGCCATTTGCACCGGCGGCGACCATCTTAGGCTGGTCGCGCTCTCTCTCAGCCTCAATCCGAGCCCGCGCGCCAGTTGCCATCCTTGCCATGTATGGGTTGCCAGACAGTTCATATTCATCAAGCATACGATTTTGTTCTTCGTATGAACGCGGAGTGGCGGGCAAATTGTAATTAATGTCGCCCATCTTGAGAGCGGCAATAAGCGGGTTTTGCTTAGGCGCGGCTTCTGGGAATTCAGAATTTACGTTAGGCGTATAGTCTGGTTGAACACCCTTAAGATTAAATTCCTGCCCCGGCAGCGTGGCCGTTTCACCAGGCTTTTCATACAAAGCAGAGCGAGCGTCCAACGCCTCTGCGCGAGACGCCTTATCCAGCGCCGCAGCATCGCGTTCCGCCTTGCCCGACAGGTACGCCCCGCCAAAGCTGGTCAGGGCCTTGGCAAGAGCGCCGTAGGGCGAGACGGGGGCGGTAATGCCGCCAGCCGTGGAGACGGGCATTTCCTGCTGGGACATTTCAATGAGCATGTCGGCCAGCTTCTTCTGGCGGGCAAGCTCTGCCGCGCGGGAAGTGTAATCGCCTTCAAGCGGAGAAGACAAACTTATGTTTACCATTACAATGCTCCGTAATTAACCAAACAATTTAGTTCCAAGCGAACCGCCCAGAGCCCCACCAGCAATGCTACCTAAGCCTCCCATCAGGCCGCCATATCCCTGCATCTGGGCATTATACGCCGCCGTGTCGTAATTGCCCTGATTGGTCGCGGCCTGGAATATGGGCGCAGCCCCGATCTGCCCGCCGCCCGTGTACTGCTGGAACTGGGGCGTCTGGATTTGGGCACCGCCAAGCAACGCCGCAATCTGGTTAAGGGGCTGGTTATACTGGGCCAGCTGCTGCTGGTACGCCTGCAAAGCCGCCTGATTGCCAAACTGCTTGGCCGCAAGGTTCTGATTGAACGCCTGGGCAGCGGCCTGATTATACAGGCCAGCCGAAGTAGCGGACTGACCGTAATTTTGGGACATTGCCTGATTGGCAAGTTGCTGGGCATTAAGGCGCTGGGCATAGTTCTGGGCGATAGCCTGATTGGCAGACTCATTGCCCTGCAGTCCCTGCCCAAAATTCTGGGCAATGGCTTGGTTTGCCAGCTGCTGTGCACCGAGCCCCTGACCGTAGTTCTGGGCAATAGCCTGATTAGCCATTTGCTGCGCTTGAGCAGTTTGCCCAAAGCCCTGTCCCAGAGCCTGATTGTATAGATTGGCCGCGCCAAGAGCCTGTCCATAACCCTGCTGGTTAGCACTCAAATCAAGGCCGATGCCCTGCAGAGCGGCTTGGCTGACAAGATCGTTCTGCTGCTGCTGCTGCTCCCGCATGGCGTTATTCCAGGCTTCAGAACCCGGCGTAATACCCTGATTGGCAAGCTGCTGCCTCAAAGCGGAAGACTGCTGGGCAATCTGGGGCTGCAAGCGGTTCAAGATGGCCTGCTGGCCTGTCATACCGGCATTGACCGGCATGGCCGCAACGCCGGACAGGTTTAAATTGGTCTGAAGATTGCCGTACGGGGAAGCATTGACGCCTTGGGCCTGCCCGTAAGCCCCGGCGTTGATGCCACCGGCCTGACCATAATCAGCCGCGTTTGTGCCGCGAGCCATACCGTACTGCTCAGGATTAACGCCGCCCGCAAAACCATACATGCCCATAGCAGGGCCATAGTTCATGGGGGCCTGCTCGCCCAGCGATGTCTCGATGCCGGGACCGGTATATTGGAAAGGCTGGCCCATGATATTCTGGGCGGTGCCGATGGCCTGCTCGCCCAAGCCGGAGAGCTTCTGGGTAATGCGCTGCTGGGCCTCAAGCGCAGCCTGGGACTCAGGCGTCAGGGTTTGGGTGACGGTAGGCTGAAGATCACCAGCGCGGGTAAACTGCGAAATATCAGGGGCAGCGCCGGAAATGTCATTGCCGTATTCGTCAACCTGACCTTGGGTATTGCGCCAATTCTGCATGGCCTGTTCGTAGCTCTGCTGATCGACAACAGGCGACGACCCATAGGTAACGGTCTGCTTGCCGTATGGGCTGATAATATTGGGGTTATTTAAGATAGCAGTTTTCTGCGCGGCCTCGACGTTTGCCGCCGCCTGCTGAGTCGCAGATTGCTGGTAATTCGGTGCCGGGGGCGGTGACGGTTTACCCATATTGCTCTCCTAAATACTTACAATCGGCCTTCTTCAGCGTGTACAGGATGATGTCGCCGTCAGGTGCCGCGTCAGTAATTCTAGCCTCTTCTAAAAATCCAACTTTTTTCACAAAGGAATTAATCTTTTCGTTTCCGCTACTTATCGGGGCTATCGCCTTTTCAATGCCGCAAGTAATGAAACCGTATCTAAAGATTGCTCCCAAAAATGACCTTGTAATCCGCCCTTTAATAGCCAAGTGAACTACAAGAGATTTACCGTTCCAATTCTCATAAATAACACCGGCTTTGATGCCGGTATCATCTTCCAATCCTATGGCAGTGCTGGTGTCCGGGCTAAAAGCACCGTTCATCTGCAATGCAACCCAGCGGCCTACTTCTGTGCCGCTAACTATACGCCCGCCCATCCGGTTTGATATACCACATCTGTAGAAGCCCATTGAATCTGCAAGCCGCTGCTGGCCGTCTTCATCTGAAGGCCGCCGCAGTAGCCGATGCCTGTAATGCCAAGCCATGTATTTTGGACAGCCAAATCAGCGCCCCAAATGGCAGTGTCCCAAGTGCTAGTAGCCGCATCCCAGACGCCATAAGCCGAGCCGGTAAACGTCACCGGGGCAGTCGTGTCAGATGTGTCAAAGTCAATGTTCATGCCGACGCTAATAACCGGATCGCCATTAGTGAAAAGGCTGGGGCGAGCGCGAGTGAAATACTTTTTTACGCCACGAGACCCAAAGTAATTGAACGCCTGGAGCGTCTGTGTCGTGATATTGCTGGTGTAATCAGTATAATTATCGTCCCAAGCCTTACCGACGTAGCCATCAGAACCAAAGTACGGGTCGTCTTGGTATATTTCCCAGCAATAAGCAGCCCAGCCAATGAACTGCGCCCATGACTTTGTAATGGTGTTCATGACGTACTGCTGCTGTTGACCGTCAGCCACAGGCACGTTGATCCAAACGGCGTTGTTCTTGGCAGTATAAACGACTTGCCAGCCGACAGAGGCATGGTTGCCGCCATACTGAATTGTAGCCGCTGTAATCGCGCCCTGTATCTTGTCAGAAAGAGCCACGCGGGGGTCTAGGCGGCTGGATTGCAGGGACGCGGCCAGTGGCATAAGGCCGTCATACGTCAAAATGAGCAGATCGCCGCCCCACTTGAGCATGGGCCGGGTGCCTACAGGAGAACCCAGCTTCCAAACGCCAATAAGCGACCATGTGGCCGCGCTGGCTGGGTCGGTACCGCGATAAACGATAGTTTCGCCAATGCTGGTAATGAACGCCAGATTGTCATCAACGCCATAGCCAGCGTCGAGCGTCCATGTATCAAGATCAACCAGATGCCCGCCGTACTTGGCGATAGAACTCATATCAAGGTATTGAGCCGCGCCCGCGATGGAGCTAGTGGGCAAGTACCATGCTTTGAGGGTGTATTGCTCAATGAACCAAATGCGGTTCTTAAACAGCGTAATATTTGAAAGATCGGCTGACGTTACGCCTGTAATGGCAGGATTAGTCCAAGTCGAACCGTCGTAGAGCAGGGCGGAATCTTCGCCATTGACAGCCATAAGAAAGCTGCCGCCAGCGGTAGTTATGTTGATATATTCCCAAATGCCGTTGGTCAGGCCCGTAACGACTGGAGCGCCAACAGCGCCGCCCGCCGTAACGTCGTAAATCTTACCGGCGCTGGTGACGGCAAACATTTCAGTGTTGTTGCCGTCGTTATAGACCATAAGGGTCTGGACCTTGCCGTCTAGTCCCGTGGCATGTTTGGTGTAGCCGCCCCGCATGGTCAAACTGCTGACTGTCGGAAACATGTTAATGAGCGTTACGGCGTCCGTAGGCTCCATATTGGCAATGCTGTCACGCGCGTTCCAACCGCCCACCGGGGCGGGCAGCGACTGCACTTGAGCCGCTGTACCTTGGACCATTGCGCGTGGGCTAATTGCCATAGCCAGTATCCGGGATATTGTCCCAACCGATCAGGACTGTGCCAGGGCGAGGCGCAAACGAAAGATTTGCCGCCGAAGTGTCCTGAGCCACGGAAGTCTCGAATTCCTGCAGATAGTCCCTGTAAAGCGCCGTCGTATCAAAGCCCTTGGCCTGAAAATACTTTAGCTTGGTCGAGAGGACCATCAATCGGTCAGGGTAAATGCAAGTGTCGTTGTCAGCCGTAAAGCTGTTCTGGACGACGCCCGTTGCCGAACGCGCCCAGCCCTTGCTGCGGTATTCAAAGCCAAGGAATTCCTGATTAGAATAACCAGGCCAAATCTGGAAATAACTGCCGTATAGACGCCAGCGGATGCGCGGGCCTGTGCTGATAAAGCCGCTCAGAAGCCATTCCCACTGCTGGGCGCTTTCGGGGCCGAGCATTTCCCAATGCTTTGACTTATCCCACTGAGTGCGTGGGACAATGCTGTCGTAATCAGCCGGAAGGTCATATTTGACCTTCTGAAAATAGACAGTTCCTGCCGTGACGTTGCTGGTCGAATACTGAGAAACCGTGACCTGCGTGGCAGAGTCAACGCTGCTGATAAACGTGGCGTTAGGGAAGCCGGTTCCCACCACCATGTAGCTTGTATCAAGCCCAGCGGTGGAGGGAATCCCGGTAATGGTAAGAGAGGATGTCGTGTAGGTGCCGGTAGTGGTTACATATTCCGTGAAAAAACTATGGGGCATAGTTAATTCACGCCAGTCGGCCTTACGCAGCAATTCGTATCCAGAGGCGTTCATCAACGCTAGGATTTGCGTAACGTCTTGGTTTGTATTTCCCGCTACCGTTGTCGGTGTTGGAACGCCTAGTTCATTGGTGACCTGTTGCACCAACTGAAGCATCGTCGTACTGG